GGTCGTCATTGCCGGCCAGTACCAGCGTCGGCTGCTTGATCTTGTGCAGCCAGTGCGCTGAGGTCCATGCCCAAACCGCCATGGCTTGATAGTAATAACCGCGCCCGCTGGGCGATTTCATCTTGCTGGTGTGCGCGGTGGCCAGCGACTTGTCGTAACGGAACGCGCCGCCGTAGATGTCCGGGGCGATGCGTGCACCGTGCTCGGGGTCGGTGTAGCGGCGTGGCGAGGCCATCAGGCTCAGCACCTTGAGTGATGGGGGCACCATGGCGACCCCGCAGGAGGTGGCAGCAAGGATAAGTCGTCTGCACCGGTGCGGCTGGTCATAGGCGAACTGCTGGGCCAGAAAGCCTCCCCACGACACGCCGATCACGTTGACTTGGTCATAGCCCATCACGTCCAGCATCGTGGCGACGGTCTTGGCCATGCCGCGAAAGGTGTACGGCAGCAGCGGAGCCGGCGAACCTCCGACACCGGGCACGTCGAAAGCGATGATTTCTTGGTCAGGGTCCAGCTCATTGGTGAACGGGATGACCAAGTCCAGCGATGCGCCGATGCCGTTGAACACCACCAGCGGGGTCAGGTGCGATTTACCTGGGCGAACCGCCGTCCTGATTGACAGCCCATCCACTTGAACAGTGCGGAAAACAAAAGCCTTCATTTCGTCGTGCTCCGGTTGGTCCTTATTGATGGACTCACTATGCGCTGACAATCCGGTTAGGTCAACAAACAAGTCAACGATTTATGCAAAAAGAAACCCGGCGAACCGGGCGATGTTTGTAGTCGTCAGATCGAAAGAAGATCGGTCTTACGGTAGCACTCAGCCGGAAACCCGTACTCGGCACAGCTGCACGCCTCGCCGCAGCGCTCATCGCGCGATTCAATGCGCATCAAGCCATGCTTGACGGCCATGTCTTGGATGTCGCCGCCGTCAAAGCTGCCGCCCTCGAAGGCGGCGCTGATCATTTCGTTGGCGAAGTCCTGTAACGCGTACAGACTGGCAGTTACTCGGTCGAAGTCTTCGGCGCGGACGCATTTGACACCGCGAGCATCATCCGAAAAGAATTTCTGAACATCACTCATCACTGATCCCTCTGGTATTTGGCCTGTCGCATCTTGGAGCAGGCCGAGTGGTTGCCGGATGCGCGGACCTTTCCGCACACGTCACAGCAGTTTGATATGGCAAGGCGCGGCATGGGTGGGCGCTGGTTGCGGCGCCTGCGTGGGGTCATGCGACCTCCTGGTCTCCGATTTCTTTAAGCAGTCGTCGGCCAATCCAGCGAACTACGGGAACGGCTTTGCTATTTCCGATCGCCTTGTAGCGGGGGCCGTCCGGGCACTCGCTTGCTGGCTTGCCGCGCCAGGGGATGAGGGTGTAATCGTCGGCCATACCCTGTAGGCGTTCGCACTCGACTGGAGTGAGGCGGCGCACAGAGCTCGTATGCGACACAATGTTGGGGCCCAGAGCTGAGTCCGTGTTGTCGACCTGTTTGCCGTAGTTGCAGGTCAGCGTCTGGGCCACTTCTCGACATGCAACAATCGGCTGACCGCGCCCGGTGCCATCCTCGCTGCCGTCGAAACCCTCAGCCTTCAGCGTGTGGGTGATTTCTCCAGTGATGCACACAGCTACCTGGCCGCCGGCGTTTGCATGGCTGCCTGAGTGATTCATTGCCCGCAGAGTGGGTGCAATTACCCCGGCATCGGCGCCGTGATCCTTGCAGGAGAAAGCCAGCACTGCATTTTCCTGGCCGTTGTTTCTGCCCAGAGCGTGCGCTTGGTCAATGCTTACACAGGGGTCTTGCGTACCGTGTACTACAAAGGCTTCGCTTTCGAAGTCCATCCTTCCGCTGGCGCTGGCGCACGCATTGCGTGCTGGAGCCACCTCAATTGGGCCGCTGGTGTTGTTCCCCCCGAACACCAGAAGGGATTCTCTCGACTCATGGTCACCATATGGGTTGGTCGTTAAAGCTGCAGTTACGTGAGGGATGTCGTCGGTGCTGTATCCGCCGTTCTTTCGAGCGCCGCCAGTAAGGGTGCCGGCAACATCTTTCCCCTGGCCTCGGCGCGGCGCAGTATCCCGGCGCACGCCTTCGCGCTCAAAAAGTACCTCGGTGGGATCGAACCCGTCTCGAGCACTTGCGACAACGAACACACGACGGCGTCGTTGGGCCAGGCCGAAATATTGGGCGTCCAAGATCCGCCATGCGATTGTTCTTTGGGGTCCATACACACAACCAGCGTCCGGCCACCTTTTCCCTGAAGGCTGCAGTTCGCAGTCTTCCCCAGCAAGCGCGCCAAGAAAGCATCCGAAGGCGTTGCCTTTGTCGGAAAGGACGCCGGGGACGTTTTCCCAGACAACGACAGAGGCTGGCAGTCCTCGACTGGCTCGAACATAGTCATTTGCATCTGCAAGCTCCACGTATTTGATGGTGAGGGCGCCGCGGGGGTCGGCAAGTCCTTCGCGCATGCCGGCCACACTGAATGCCTGGCAGGGGGTTCCGCCGACCAGAACGTCCGGCGCCTCGATCTTCCCAGCAAGGACCATGGTCGCAAGCCGTGTCATGTCGCCCAGGTTCGGCGTTTGCGGGTAGTGGTGCGCCAGTACGGCGCTGGGGAATGGATCGATTTCAGCGAACCATGCGGCCTTCATTCCGAGCGGGTGCCAAGCTACCGTAGCAGCCTCTATTCCACTGCAAATGCTTCCGTAGGTGATCATGGGGTCATCCAGTAAAAGAGGGGTTATTGCGACAGCGGCGCTAACTGCGAATCGCTCGGATTCTTCAGCAGCTCTCGGCGCGATTCGTTCTCGAAGCGACGCGCTACGGATTCGCTGATTCGTATTTTGTGGCGCGGCGGGCGAAGGAACTCAACCAGTTCGGCGTCGGTCATGGCGTCCATCTTGAGGATGGCCAGCTGGATGACTTCGCTGATCTCTGGTGTGCTCGACCGCTCACGGATTCGATCCATTGCCGCCTCGATGCCTGGCCGTACCTTATGTCGAAGTTCCTTTTCTGCGAGCTTGCCACGCTTGGCTGCGGCCTTCTGGCTGCGCTGCTGGGTTGTCATTGCGGTCATTTCTTCTTCCTTTTCTTCGGGGTGCCACGGCCATGAGCCAGCCAGCCGGCGCCGATCACCTGGTCACCGACTTCCTTGATCAGTTCGTCCACGCGTTCATTGACGGCCGGCACCAGGTCGAACATCAGGGCGCTGGGTATCGTCATGGCGTGAACCGTCTTTTCACCGGATGGAAGGGTTAACCACACGCTGACTTCCCAGCGAATGGGCTTCGAGGGTCGCGTACCCTTCGGCAGCGTGTGCCCGCCGTTCGGGCCGATGGTGTGCAGCACTGTCATCGTCATGGGATAGCCCGCTCGGGGTGATGTTGATGTGGGATTGCCGGCGTCGTGCGGCAACCCTTGAACTGATGCGCTTCACTTCTTGAATTCGATCCCGTAGGTGGCGATCAATCGTTTCGCCTTGTGATGGCCGATACCGATGTGGTTGGCGGCGAGGGTCTTTTTAATACCGACCCCGGCCAGCGCCTTGAGTCGTTCGGCCAGCTTGGCGTCCTCGACCGGATCGATAACGCAGGAGCCACGGCTTTTCTGGTTTTTACCGGTACCGGAAACGCACTTGATGCCATTGTCCCGGCAGGTCCGGTTGATCCTGTCGAGCGACACGCCCAGACGCATGACCATCTGCGTCTTGCTCATCGTCTTGCCCATTTCGCGGACTTGCTCGACGAATGCGCGGCGATCGCGTTCTTCCTGCGAGATAAGCGGCTCGATGCGCGGCGGTTTGGGCTGGTCCTGGTACGCCTCGATTTCCTCGACCTTGCCGCCTGAGCGGAAAAATGCTGCCTGTGCGGCGGCCAGCGCTGATCTGTCGACCTGTCTGATGTCGTTGTATTGGTTCATATGGCACCCAAAAGAAAGGGCGCTCATTGGCGCCCAGTTGGTTTGATTGGTTGGTTACTTCTTCAGCGCCTTGACCAGGTACGGGTCGACGTCAGCCTGGCGCAGCAGCCATAACTTGTAATCGGCAGGGATGTCGGCGATTTTCGATCCGGCGTGCTTGCCGAAGCGGATCACAGTCGGAATTCGCGCCTCTTCTGAGATTTCCCACAACCTTTCCCAGCTTCCCACTTCCTGGCCAGGCTCAAAGATCAGACGATTGACGATCGCGATCAGCAGACGGCGGCAGTTGTGCACGTCGTCGAGTGCGGCGTGAGCGTTCTTTAGCAGCTCGCGCGCCTGGTCCCGGTAGTGCAGGTAGATCATCGCCGATTGGCTGTGCGAGTCGGCATCCGGCCAGAGCGAACGGCTCAGCGCCTGGGTGCAGATGCGTTTCACGTCAGGCTGACCGATCACGCTCCAGTCATAGTCGACGTTGTGGCCGATGATGTAGGTGGTGCCGGCGGGAAGTGCGAACTCGGTGTGCGGCGGGCAGTCGACCAGATCTTCGTCGAGGATATGTGCGGTAGCCAGGGCGCTAAGCTCAATCGGCTTGTTTGGCTTGTAGCGCTGAAGGAATTGCTCAGCGACCGTCAGCGTCTGGATGCTTTCCAGTCGAAGCCATGCCGCCTCAGTTGGCTGCGGCTCTTTCAGGCCGGTTGTTTCGAAATCGAGAATAATTGCTGTCATGTAGGTCATCCGTTTTCAGGTGTGGTGGGTTGCCGGCAGCTGGGGCGCTGCCGGGTATTGCTCGGGGCGGATTATCGATCAATCAAATGGAATGTCATCGAAGTCCGGCGCGTCGTCCATTGGGCCGGTCTGGTAGTTCGTCGACTGGACCTGTTGGTTGCGCAGCTTGCGTACCGGGTTCTTCGCAATGAACGCCATAAAGCCGCCGAGCGACGAAGGCTTGGTCTGTTTGGACAGGATTTCAGCGGCCATCAGTTCGGTGCTGTACTCGAACGGGGCGGCAATGATCATTCTCTCGCCGATTTCACCACTCTGCTTCTGGTATTCCTCCTGCTGGAGAACCAGGCCGAGCTTCTTTCCTTTCAGCTCAATGGCGCACTCTTTCTGCTTGGGCACCATGATCTTCTGGTCGTAGTCGTAAAGCTCGATGGTTTCCTGTTTCCAGTTCAGCGACTTTACCTTGGCGCAAGTCATCAGCGCATTGAGCTGCTTGTACCCGGCCAGGGTTTCCCCGCTGCCGTTGTGCGTGTACAGGTTGAGTGGCCCGCATTCCTGGCCGTTGTCACCGATAAACATCAGGTTCACGCTTTCGGTGCCTTTCGGGTTTTTCTCGTAGAACGCCGCAGTAACGGTGCCCATGTACTTGCCGGTTTCCGTGATGCGCTTGCCGCCAGTGTTCGCTTCTTTAGCTGCCTGGGTGTCAAGGTTGTATGCGCGTGCCATATAGTGCCTCCAAGGGCCTTAGTTTCGGTTGTGTTGGTGCTGCTGGGTTGGCTCGACCCATTAACTGTGTCGGGCGGTGACTCAGGCCTGAACAGTTAGGCCGTAAAACTCGCTTATCGCCTCATCGACCTTCGCCAGGTCATTGTCAATACTTCTGTCTTCGAACATGCCAATTGGGCTCTTGCAGCAGTCCTGGCCGTTCGTTTGCGTGCTGAACTGGTAATCGCCACTGGTGACCTCAGTCCTGAGTACGATCGTAAAGAACCCCTCAGGCACCAGCGTACTGTCGACGAGCTTGCCTACCGTTTTCATTCGGACATTCCCAAAGTCGTCGGTCTGCGTGTGGGCCAGGATGTAAACCCGGCGATGGTCTGCCAGGTCACCAGCTGCGTTGAAGATGTTCCAAGCGTTTTTGCCGATGTCGGAGAACTTCGTGTAGCCAGTTTCACTGCTCCGGGTCATCAGCTCATTGACCATCACCGCTTGGTAGTCATCGATCACGACCACATCATGGGGTGAGTTGCGCATGATCTTCTCAATCATGGCCGGGTTGTCGGTTCGGATGACGTTGCCCGCATCCTTCATGGTTGCTCGGACCTTCCAGCCTGGCGCCTTGAACGGCAATGGCTTCTTGATGCACTGGATGACCAGGGTTTTCTTCGGATCAAGGTTCCGAAGGCTCGTTGATTTACCGCTGCCAGAGTTGCCTAAAATCAGAGTCGCGATGCTCATTTGTCTGCCTCAGATTGGTTGCCTATCCCATTCCCGCTCAATGCGGGCGGCTTCGTCTTCATATTCCCGGCGCTGCTCACCCGTGAACTGCTCGGGCGAGAAGGCGCCGACCGTGGCCCAGTCGAGCTGGGCGGTCATGCGTGGCGAGTTCATGCTGAGCCTCAGTAGGCGATGGTCACGCCGGGGATGACGCGGCTTGCGATCAGAACGACTGCCTGCTTTGCACAGGCCTCAGTCATACCGCCCTTGATGAATGCCTCCATGGCCTCCCGGTTGATCTTGCCCCGGTGGGCTTTGTCGGCTTCGCGCAGGTTCTGCTGGCGAATGATTTCGTCGGCTGCGGCCTGTTGGCGGTCCACTTCATCCTGTTTGGCCTTCTCAACTGCCGCTTTCTGGCTTTCGATAGCGGCCAGTCGGTCGCGCTCGGCCTTCTGCTCTGCCTCTACCTTTTCGCGCTTTGCCAGTTCGGCTTTTCGCTCGGATTCGGCGGCGACCAGCTTCAGGTCGTTCTCGCGCTTCTCGGCAGCAGCTTGCTCGTCCTTGACACGCTGAGCTTCTGCATCACGTTCACGCTGAGCCTTTTCTTCAGCTTCACGGGTGGCGCGTTCGGCTGCCTCGCGGGCAATGCGGTCTTCGTGGTCCTTCTTGTCACGGTCTTCCTTCTCTTTGCGAAGGCGTGCCAGCTCCAGCTGCTCAGCTTCGTACTGCTGGCGCGTGGTCAATGCGGCGTTCAATGTTACCAGCGCTGATTCCTTGGCCAGCGCGGCGTCAACCTGGAACTCTGCCCACTTGTCCGCGATGATTACCCACTCAGCCGAAGCGATGCGGGATTCAAGTTCCGCAACCGTCAGCCCATCCAAGTCCGCGGCCAACGCTGCAATCTTGGCGATGTCGTCCTTGATGGACGCAATCCGTCGTTCTTCCGCCGCCTCCCAGTCGTCCAACGGCTTGCGAACTTCCTTCTGCCACAGCTCCAGGGTGTCCCACACGCGCTTACGCTCGGCGTCGATGCGCTTCGGCACTTCCTTCTGCTGGGCCGACAGCTCCTTGCCCACGGCATCCAGCGCCGTCTTCGACTTGGCGACCTTGTGGGCCATTGAGGCGTACAGGTCGCGACCCTTCTTGGTGGTCAGGTCCGGCAGCACCGACAGGAATTTGTCGACCTCGGCGCGGATCTGGCCCAGCCACGGGTCAAGCCCGTTCGCAGCGCTGTACACGGTCAGGGCGGTTTCTTTCGGCGGGACGGCCGCCAGTTCAGTAGTTGCAGACATGCGTGTATCTCCCGCGCCATCCGGGACCGGGGCGCTGCTTGAGTTAGTTGGGTGGAGGGGGTTACTTGGCGGCTTTCTTGAGCGCTTGAGTCAGCATTCGGTAGTAGCGTGCGAACCGCTCCGGCTGTTCATCCTCGAATCGCCAGCCAGGATCTCGGCACCAACCACATTCTTCCTCTGAGCAATCGTGCGCAGGTTCGTCCCGGATATGCTTCTTGATGATCGCCCGTGCCTCGGCATTGATCGCTGCGGGCTTCGTGAGGAATCGCCGTCGAGCTGTAGGAGCGAAGTAGACCTTCGCCTGCTGGGTGGCAATCATGGTCAGTCTCCCCAATATGACCAGTCTTCATGCAGAGCATCTTTCGGCGACCAGCCTGGGAATGTCTCATGAAGGCTTTCGACGTAAGACCAATTCGCCCAGCCCATGGTCTTGTGCATGTACAGGTAGCCTCGAAGGATCCAAATGAACTTGCTCATACCCGTCGCTCCCGCACCGCAATTCTTCTGCCCTTCATGGTCGCCGCCAGTTGCACCGGCAGATCCGCGACCAGAAACCCGCGCTCCCGGCCAATCACTTCGTTGAACGGCAGGCCGAAGGCGATGATCGCCAGTCTTCTTTCGATGAGTTCAATCTCTTCGTCGATCAGGGACTTCACTGGGGAAGTGGTCATTTGGCAGCCTCCTTGCGATAGCCAATGTCGTAGAGGTATTTGGCCATCTCGATGTCGCGGACGGCGATGTGCTGGTCATGTCCTGCGAGGATTCCGGCCAGCTCGACAGATGCCTTGTCGCGCTCATCCGCTGCGTTCTGCTCTAGCGTGCGGATTGGCCGGAATGAAATTTCACCCTCGCCATCACCAACAACGCCGGTCTGCTCGCCCTTGAGGTGTGGTGGGAACATTACGACTTCGACAGGACAGTCATGGTACGGGGTCGTGATGTAGCGAATTTCACATTCGAACCAAGGCCCTTGGCCAACGCGATACTCACAAACCGTCCCGACTGGTGGAGGGCTGTAGCCGAACCATGACACTGGCCGCGCAATCATCCGACCCCGTACATCACTCAGAACAGTCGGTTTTTTGATGTTTTTCAGACGACCATCTTCCAGAACCGACCACGCCTCCGTGAATTTCCCGCCTTCCTCCCGCCAGAAAACTGCTAGCCATACGCCGCTGTCGTCGAGCGGGTGCGTGTAATGGGTCGCCCCTTCCGGCGCCTTACTCCAGTCGATAGTCATGCTGCCTTCCCCTTCAAAAGTTCGACATACCGCGTCATTTCCAGCCCGCGAATCGTTTTGGTGTAGGTGTCGCGCTCGGCGCCGGTGATCGCGTCCAGGCTGTGCGCCATGAACACCGCCATTCGCGCAACCGAGGCGGCCATGACCGGGAATTCGGTGCCGGGTATCGTCTCGATTTCCTTTTCGATCATGTGCACTGCAGTGTCGTGCGTGTTCATTCCTTGACTCCGTTGTATCCGAAGAAGTCGCCAATCTGCTCGACCGCAGCGCTGATCCGCAGAGCTGTAGCCTTGCGTTCCGCCCGAAGAATCTTCCTTCGTTCGTCGAGCTGCCGGGTCTGTTCCTCGTAGTCGTGGAACTGGTCGGCCTGTACCTTTTTCGGTCGCCCGTAGGCGTCGTAGCGCCGGTCCCACTCTCGGGCTTGGGCGCTGTCTGCGTAGCTTGTAGCCATGTGATACCTCCTTTGAGTGGGCGTTGTGGTCAGTCGGTGTAGGCGATGTATTTGAAGCGGCCGTTTTCTTCGTCAAAGCGCTCAAACCGGCCGCCGAACGTTCCACGAACCTTTTTCTCAACTTCCTTGATATCGGTACCGACAGGGAAAACCCCTTCCTTGATCATCGAGCAGCTGCTGTGGAGCCTGTCCACCCAATCGATTTTCGTCTGGTCTAGAACGCGCGGCCTAGTTTCGATGTATGGCACCGGGCCGCCCATGCTGATAGACGAGATTTCA